ACTCTCGCCGGCCGAGGCGGCCCGCCGGATGCCGTCCCTCGAGCTTATCGAGAACGACGACATCCGCTCCGAGACGGCGCACCTCACGCAGTACGCACCCGACTACTTCTGGACCCGCCCGGGCTCGACGGCGGGCTACCACAACGCACACGAGCACGGGCTGTGGGCGCACACGCTGAAACTCTCGACCGTCATCGAGCGACTGGCGGACTCGTACACCGAGCGCGGACTACTCCGGAAGCCGCTCGACGTCGACCGCGCGCACGCGATCGCGATCCTCCACGACCAGCGCAAGGCGGGCGAGGACGGCGAGGAGACGCAGTCGGACCACGACTGGTGGATGGGGGGCGTCGTACGCCAAGAGTCGGAACTCGGCGAGACGGTCGCGCGCGCGATCGAGGAGCATATGGGCGCCTGGGGCGACGGCCCGGACCCGTCCTCGACGCTCGCGGAACTCGTCCACGTCGCGGACATGGTCGCGTCGGATGACAACGTCGACATCGCGCTGCCGGGGCCGGTGCCGCGCGAGTTGGAAGCGCACGGGTACGCGGCCGCCGATCTCGACTGACTTCTGCTCACCGTTCCCGTGTTTCGGGGGTGTCTGGGACCACGGTTCGGGATAAGGGATTTAATACGGATACGTGGGACTACGCCTAATCGCATGACTGCGCCGTGATCGGCAATCTGACCACCGGTGCGGGTCATAAATAATCGGCAATAACCGCCAAACCAACTAACGCATCCGACAGGTCACACAGTTACTAAGTGGTGCCGTGACCATGTGGTGGTATGGCTCGAAGCCACAACTCCGAGGCTCCGTCCGGTGACAAGATGGCGTCGTCGCTGCTCGCCGACACGGCGGACCTGATCGACGACGACCGAGACACGCACGGCGACGCGGTCGAGAACCAGCAGCACATCGCGGAGGCCTGGACGTGGTACCTCCAGGGGCAGGGCGCCCTCGCCGACGGTGAGCAACTCCACGGCGACGACGTCGCCTGTATGATGGGGCTGCTGAAGATGTCGAGACACGCCGTCGGCGGTCGGGACATGGACCATATGCGCGACATCGCGGGGTATGCCGGGATCGGCGGCGCGTGTCTCGTCGATCGTGGCGAAGCTGACCTGTCGCAGATCGAGCGCGGCGCGTACAAGATGGCTCACGACATCGACGATGAGTGAGCACACGATTTACCTCGCGGGGCCGGTCGCCGCCCTCGACGACGGCGGCGCGAGCTGGCGTGACGACCTCGTCGACGCGTACGCCGATGCCGACGTCGTCTTCTCGAACCCACTCGACCACCTCAACGCGCCGGCGGAGGACGTCGACATCGTCCCGTACGAGAGCGACGACCCGTCAGAGGTCACGCCCGACGAGATCGTCGAGAGCGACAAGGAGATGCTCCGTGAGAGCGACGGCGTCCTGGTGGGCTACTCGCGTGAGCGGCAAATCGGGACGCCGATGGAAGTCATGTGGGCGTTCGAGCACGGCATTCCCGCCGTCATCTGGATTCGCGACGAGACGCTGTTCCACGAGCTATCGCCGTGGTATCGGTATCACGCCGACGCCGTGACGACGTCGCGCTCGGAAGCGGTCTCGCTGCTCCGGCTGGCGATCGACGAGCGCGCGGCGCCCGCGGAGGTGTTCGCATGAGCGAGATCGACGACTGGACGAACGACATCTACACCGGCGACGCCGTCGACACGCTCGCGGAGCTTCCCGAGTCGTCGGTACACATGGTCATGACCTCGCCGCCGTACTTCGGGCTTCGAGACTACGGCGTCGACGGACAGATCGGACTTGAGGACGAGCTGGACGAGTATATCGCGGAGCTGGTCGACGTGTTCCGCGAGGTTCGCCGGGTACTTCGCCCGGACGGGTCGGCGTGGTTGAACCTCGGGGACTCATACGCGGGAGGTGGTGGAGCCGCGGGAAAGCCCGACGATCACGACGACCTACATAATGACGAAAGCTATCCCGACGAACCTCCACTTAGGAGTTCATCTTTTGGCCGCAAGAACAAGATGCTCGTCCCGCACCGCGTCGCGATCGCGCTCCAAGGCGACGGGTGGATCGTCCGCAACGACGTGACGTGGGCGAAGCCGAACCCCATGCCGTCGAGCGTCAAAGACCGCTTGAATACGACGACCGAACAGGTGTTTCACCTCGTGCCCGAACCCGACTACTGGTATGACTTAGACGCGATTCGGGAGCCGCATCAAGAAAACACCAAAGCACGGGCTGAAAGAGGGCTGGATAAGGGTCACAAGTTAGAAGATTCAGCACCCGGTCAGACGCCGCACTCAATCCATCAACCTGCCGATGAGCAAGGCGGACTCCACCCCGCCGGCAAGAACCCCGGCGACGTGTTCGAGGTGACGACCAAACCCTTCCCCGAAGCGCACTTCGCCGTCTACCCACCGGAACTCGTCGAGACGCCGTTGAAGGCAACGTGTCCGCCGACGGTGTGCGCCGAGTGTGGGTCGCCGTATGAGCGGGAGGTGGACCGCGAAGGGCTAACCGACGAGGAAATACGAACACACTATCCACAACGTGATTGTGGAGTATCCTCTGACCGGAACGACAAAACTAAACATCAAATAAACCACGGAGAAAGGCAACAGTTGAAAGAAAAACTTAACAAAAAACCTGAATTTAAAGGCTGGACGTCGACGTGCGACTGCGACACCGACGCGACCGAGGCGGGCATCGCGCTCGATCCGTTCGCCGGGGCGGGGACGACCGCGCTCGTCGCGAAGCGCCACGGACGGCGGTTCGTCGGGATCGACCTGAATGAGGAGTACGTCGCGATGGCACAGAAGCGCCTCGGGCTGACGGTCGACAACCCCGAGTACGTTCGCGAGGACGACGTCGTCGGACTCGAAGCCTTCGCCGACGACTGACACCGAAGTACCACGGTGGCACAAAAACTAAGTACCGCCGTGGCGTACGTGCTGATAACGAAACCGCGCGAGCGGCCGATCCGTCTTCGCAGGACGGAGCGGAGTGTGACAACCCGGAGAGACGGGGGCCGACGGTACTTTTGCCCCATGACCGACGCTTACCAGGAACACCTGCTCAACGCGACCGACGTCTGCATGAACTGCCTGCGGATCATCCGCGTTGAGCGCGTGGATCCCTCGCGTGGCGGGATGATACGCGAGTACGAGTCGCACTACGAGCGCCACCCGAACAACACCGAGGTGGCGTACGGCCCCTGCGACTCGCCGTCGAACGCGAAGGGCGTCTTTTGCGACCGATGCGGGACCGAGGGCGCACACGACCGCATCTGGGAGAGCGAGGACGTCGACGACGAGCGGTTCGGCGAGCTGGTCAAGCAGGCGATCGCGACGCTCGACTACAAGGGCGTGAGCATCCAGCCGCGGGACTTCGCGGCGCACGCGCTCCAGCACAGACGGGACGAGGCGACGGTTGACGAGGCGCTCGGTGCGGCCACGGAGGCCGCGATCGTGGCACAGGCGGCCCGAACTGGGTCCGAGAAACCGGAGCGAGTCTAGATGGACTGGGACCTCACCGAGCGACAGCGTGATGTCGTCGAACTCCTGCCGGCGCGGACGGCGGAGATCGCGGACGCGATGGACGTCGCCCCGACGACGGTCGAGGGTTACCGGACCCGGCTCAAAGACCGGGGCGTCCCGCTGGCGTTCGACGACGAGACGAACGAGTGGTTCATCGACGGGCGCACGGAGCCGGGCGCGGAAGAGGCGGACGTCGATGGCGAGGACACCGGAGTTCCGGTGGACCTCGGCGCCGTCGACGTCGACCCCGACGCGGATCCGACGCCGGACGACCTCACCGACCGCGAGCGCGTCGTCGTCTCCGAGCTGGAGACGGGAGCGACCGTCGGCGAGCTGGCGGAGCGCCTGAACGAGCGCGAGTCCATCGTCACGCAGCACATCCGCGACCTGAAGCGCTCCGGCTGGCAGGTGTACGTCGACGAGACGGCGGGCCACGTCGGTATCGAGGGCGACCAACCCCTGCGTTCGTCGGAGCACAAGGGCACGCGCACGCGGAAGGCCAACAAGTGGTGGGAACTCCGCCACAACGCGCTCGTGCGCGAGTTCCGCTCGTTGGAGACGCCCGAGGCGTCGTATCACGAGACGTCGGGCGAAGAGGACTGGGTGACGCACGTCACGGACCTCCACGCCGGCGACCTCGTGCGCGATGACGACGGCGAGGTGGTCTACTCGACAGACGCGATCCCGGACATCGTCGACTACATCACGGAGCAGTCCCTGGCGCTCGCCGACAAACACGCGAGCACGTACGACACGGCGCACCTGCTGTGGGGCGGCGACTTCGTGACGAACGAGGGCATCTACGAGGGCCAGTACGAGGACCTCGATGCGTGGCTCGACGAGCAGCACGAGAGCCTGATCGACCCGCTGGTTCGGCAGATCAAGGCGTTCTCCGAGCGGTTCCCACGAGTCAACGTTGTGTGTCAGGTCGGGAACCACGGCCAGCACCGCGCGAGCGGGACGTCGTCGCAGGCGAACGCGGATCTCATCTTGTATAAGTCGATCCGCAACGTCATCGCGCAACTCCAAGACCACGCGGACATCCTCTCGAACGTCTCCTTTGACATCGGCGAGGCCCGCGCGTACAAGAACTTCGAGATGCGCGATGGGGCGATCCGCGGCCACCTGCGGCACGGACAGCATCGACGCCCACAGGCGGAGACGTCGGCGCGGGATAAGGAGTGGACGAAGACGCTGCTCGACCACGACTTCGACGTCGCGTACATGGGCCACTACCACGTCAGCGGACGTATCCCGTGGGACGGCCCGCCGATCCTCGCGTCGCCGAGCCCGAAGCCCGCTGGCGAGTTCGTCGAGAACATCGGCGGGCGCGTGCCGGGCGGTGAGCAGGGCGTCGCGACCGCGCACGGCGTCAGCGACGACGGGCTGACGGGCGTGTTCCCGATCGACATGAGGAAGTACGCATGATGCACCAGAACCCGACGGCGAGTCGGAAGTTCGACGCCGACGGCGTCCGCGTGTTCACCACTGACGGCGAGACGCGCGAAGACGACGCGCTGGCGTTTTACGACCCGGCAGAATCGACCGCGTGGCTGACGATGACCGACCCGGTCGACGTCCGGGACTACCGATGAACAGTGACTCATGAGCGACGCGAAACGAACGATCTCGCGGACATCGCCCCGGCCGTGGTGGGTGGGCGACCAAGCGATCGAAGAGCACAAGCGCGCCATCCAGGCCGGCGACCGGAGTGATCCTCGTGTGAAACGGACGCTAACCATCCTCCGGTCGTTGCTCGTCAACGCCGGGATCATCGGGCTCGCTGTCTACGGGCTGGCGCTCGGTGGGGACGTGACGTGGATCACGGTCTTCGGTCTCGCCGTGCTCGCCGCGTACAACGGCATCGAGGCGACGGAGTTGATGGCCTTTCTCCAGGCGTATCAGGAGGTTCAGGAGATGACCAACAGCGATGAGTAACGACCTGACTGACATCCCGAACGTCGGCCCGTCGCGAGCGGAGACGCTGCGCGAGGCCGGCTTCGAGACGAAGGCCGAGGTCGAGGCCGCCTCGAAAGAGGAGCTCGCCGAGGTCAACGGCATCGGCTCCACGACGGCCGCCGCGATCGAGGCGGGCGAGTTGGCACCGGCGCACGACAAGACGCGTCTTCCGGAGAAGCGCGAGGCGCTGCTTGAGGCGGCCTCGATCCCCCAGACGAAGACGGACGTCGCGAAGGCGGCCGGGATGACCCGGCGCGGGCTCAACAAGTACCTAAACCAGAACGAGGAGTTCGCCGAGGAGTTCCGCCAGCGCCGGGCGAAGGCGTCGGGGGAGTTGATCCGCCGCGGGCTCGAAGACGACCCGGCCGTCGACATCCAGTTCGCGAAGTTCCTTCTCGAACGGAGCTTCGGCTACAACAAGACGGAGAACCTCAACGTCGACGCCGATAACACGCACCGGCTGGAGGGTGACGGGTTCGCTGTCAACTTCGGCGCGAGCGAGGACACATGAAAGCCGCGACGGTCGACCTTGACTGGACGCCCCACCCCGGACAGCGCGGCGTTCTCGACTCGGACGCCCGGTTCCGGATCGTCGGGTGCGGCCGTCGGTGGGGTAAGACCGAGATGTCGGCGCACGAGGCGTTTCGGCGGCTCGGCGACCCGGACACACTCGTGTGGTGGGTCGCACCGACGTACGACATCGCCGACATCGGCTTCGACGCCGTCGACGACGTCATCCCGGCGCCGCTGCGCGAGGGCGAGCCGAAGCGGACGAAGCCGAAAGCGATCGACCTTGTCAACGGCTCGCGGATCTCGTTCCGGTCGGCGGACCGTGAGGACTCGCTGCGCGGCGAGGGTATCGACCTGCTCATCCTCGACGAGGCGGCGATGATCCCGGATCGGGCGTGGCAGAAGGAGCTCCGGCCGACGCTGACGGACACGCTCGGCGACATGGTCGCGATCTCGACGCCGAAAGGGCGCAACTGGTTTTTCGAGTGGTTCCAACGTGGAAACTCGGAAGACGACCCCGACGTCGAATCGTGGCAGTCGCCGACGGGCGATAACCCGCACATCCCACCCGAGGAGATCGACGCGGCGAAGCGCGAGCTCCCGTCGCACGTCTTCGAGCAGGAGTACCTCGCCGAGTTCAAAGACGAGTCGGGCGGCGTGTTCACGCAGCTGGACGAGCGGATCTTCACCGCCGAGTACGACCTCGACGACTACGCGGGCGAGGGGCCGTACGCACACGGGTGGGACCTTGCGCGACACCAGGACTACCTCGTCGGCATCGTCGTCGACTCGCAGGGGCGCGTCGTCCACTTCGAGCGGACGCAAAACGAGTCGTGGCCGCAGATTCAGAACCGGATCGAGTCGGCGGCCGCGGAGTACGACGGGGTCGTCGCGATCGACGCGTCGCGGGACAACAAGATCGTGGCCGACCTCGCCGACGCCGGCCTCGCCATCGAGCCGGTGAAGTTCTCGCCGAAGCGGAAGCGCGAGCTCATCGAGGACCTCATCGCGCGCGTCGAGGCGGGCGAACTGACGGCGCCGGAGATCCCGCAACTCCACCACGAGATGGGCGTCTTCGAGTACGAGGTGAAGCCGAGCGGGACGGTGCGGTACGACGCGCCCGAAGGCTTCCACGACGACACCGTCGACGCGCTCGCGCTCGCGTCGTCGCAACTGGACCGCCTCGGCGCGCGACGTCGGCGGACGGACTCATCGGCCGGGCGCGGCTCGGAGCTGATCACGTAACTATGCCACGAGAGAAACACGCCATCGCGGGGGGTACGGAGTTCGTCAAGGAAGTCCGCGACGGCTTTGAATCTGTTGACGAGGAGGAAATTGAAGAAGCGATCGGCGGCGCACTGGAGCCTGTTGACGTGCCGGCACAGGACGTCATCGGCCGTGCCGACGAGGAGGACAGCGACGATGAGTGACGACGACACCTCGGCGATCAAGTCCTCGCTCGTCGGCCTCCAGAAGGCGACCGACGGCGTCGAGTCGGACCAACTCAACGAGCGGAACATCGGCATCACCGTCGGGAGTGGGCTGTCGCCGCCGTACCCGCCCGGGCGTCTCGCCGCGCTGCAGGAACTCAACGGGACACACGCCGTGTGCGTCGCCAAGAAGGCGAAGCGAAAGGTGGGATACGGCTTCGAGATCGTGCCGCACCCCGAGGCCGAGGACCCGAGCGAGGAGGAGCGCGAGCGCGTCGAGGAGTTCTGGTTCGGGCGCGACACGAACTGGAAGCTCGGGCCGAAGGGCACGCCGGCGGCGACGCCGACGGAGGTCCTCGAAAAGGCGGACCAGGACTACGAGGGCATCGGCTGGCACGCAGTCGAGATCATGTACGCCGGCTACGACGACGAGCCGCAAGGGATGGCCTACCTGCCGGCGAAGACCGTGCGCGTGAAAAAGAAGCACGGCGCCGGCGCGAACGAGCAGGTTGCGGGCCACGGCTACGTGCAGAAGCGCGACGGGCGGACCACGTTTTTCGGTGAGGCCGGCGACCGCCACGGCGAAGACATCGACGGCAACCCTGACCCGACCTACGTCGACAAAAACAGCGGCGAAGTGTTCGACTCGCGCGAGGCGATGGAGGCCGAGCCCGATGCGGAGCCGGCGAACGAGATCCTCTACATCCCCAACCCGCACCCGAACACGCTGTACTACGGCCTTCCGACGTGGATCTCGGAGATCCAGACGATGGTCGCCGACCAGGAGGCGCGGCGGTTCAACCGCGAGCGCCTTTCGAACGACATGATCCTCGACTACGTCATCGTCGTCGAGGGCGGCCAGTTGTCGGAGGACTCTCGCGAGGAGATCCGCGCGCACATCGACGGGCTGCGGCGCTCGGACGGCCCCGGCGCGCTCATCCTCGAAGCTGAGGACCTCGCCGATTCCGGGTTCGACGTCGACAGCGACGTGAAGATACGGGTCGAGCCG